GCAGAACTTGCTAAGAGTATCGGCGTACCGTATAATAAAAATGTTTCAAGACAAGGAGCAGATATTTACAAAGATGATAACGGGAATTTTATTTATCCGCCTAATGACGGTTTTGTAGGTGAAATAAAAGATATTACGTTAAAGCCTGATAGAGAAATTAAATTAATTGATAGATACGGAGGCACAAAGGGGCGTTATTTTTCGCCTGAAGGTACACCATTCGAGGAGCGGGCTTTACCCAGTACAACATTAGAAGAAAATAATTACCATACCTATAAAATTCTAAAGTCGTTTTCTGCAAGAATGGGTATCATAGCAGGCTGGTTTGATCAGCCAGGAGGCGGTATTCAATATTTAACAGAAAAAACTGCTCAAGAATTATTAGATAAAAATTGTATAAAGGAAGTGTTTAAGGAGTGAATTATATTCAAAGACTTGCCGAAATTACACATAAAGAACTTAGTGATAGGCGTGCTTATTGTATCAATAATAGCAATGATAAAATCATAGCGGGTAACGCTGCTTGCGAATATTTTTTACGTCCTCATAAAAACGGAGGCTGGCGTGTTGGTTTTCAAGAGTTAGGGCGCGGTATTGTTTACGAGGATTATCACTGCAAAACAGAGGGCGAGGCCTGTGTAAAATTCATTGAAATATCTGGAGATGATTAGCATCTGAGCAAGTATCTAAGCGAATTTGCAAATTAAAATTTTTATATCCTAACTCTTCAAGCACCCCGAAGCCTTTAAGTCAGCTATGCCGTGGCAAACAGAAAGCCCTAAAGGATTAAGTAACGAAGCATTACAAAATTCAGGCATGAATTTACCGCCTTTTCACGGACGCTGCCGATGCACGCTCGTTATGGTAAGCGAAAGTTTTAATGAAGTTACTAATTAAAACTAAAAATACATGATGCCGTAATGAGCAAAAACTATGATTTATATAACCAACTTGCTGCTGAACAGAAAAAACTTTTAGAAGACTGGATAAAATTAGATTTAGATAATTCTATACGCCGAATAAAAATTGAAGCAGCAGATAAAGGAGTTATTTTTACTTCCGGCATTGCGAAAAATCTTGATAAAACTGATGTAGATATTATACGTGAGGCGGTAAAAAGTGCTCCTAAAAACATCAGGAGAATTTGGAATATGTACGAAAATGAAATGAACATTATAGAAACTAATTCTAAAAATTCATACTACAAGCCGTCTAAGCGTGGAATTTATATAAATATCAGCGAAGATAAAAATAATAGTTATAATATTCCTCAATACAGAACGATATTTCATGAATTAGGACATTTAATAGATAATGCCTCAGGACGTAATTTTATGTACTATATTTCGCAAACTTCAAAATATGATTTATACAATACGCTCAAATCTGAAGTAAACAGCTACGTTAATTCAACGCTTATAAAATTAAAAAGAGATGCTGTAGCAAGTGGGAAAAGTGCTGCAAACATTAAAAAAAGTGATGCGTATCTTAAAATTCAGCATGAGTTATGTAAAACACCTGTAAGGCTAACAAGTGGAGTATCTGACGTGTTTAACGGTGCTACATTAGGTAAAATCAAAAATACTTGGATACACCCTTCGAAGTATTGGAAAGATGATCCTGAAAAAGTTACTCTTGAATTTTTTGCGGAAACGTTTTCAAGTTCAATAGTTAATCCTGATGCAATAGAATTAGTCAAAAAATATTTGCCCCAATCTTATGAAATTTTTGATAAAATAATTCAAAATGTTGCCGAAGGAGGTATATAAAAATGGAAAATATTCCGACGATAAACGAGCCTGAAGAATTAAAACTTGCATATAAAAAGATGCTTAATAGCTGGGGTGTAAAGAATTTTGAATATGATACGTTAGAGGCTATGGAGTTTAAGTTGCTAAACGAAGCGTATGATAAAAAATTCGGCGAAAAAATTTCGCTCTTTGCGATCAAAAATGAGCCCGTTTCAAAAATTCATAAAAAAATCCGGCAGTGTCTTGAAACAAATAAGCCTTACGAATACGTTGAATTTCCTGATGATGTAATTTTTTGAAAATTGTGTGTGAATTAACATGCCGGTTACAGGATAATTTGTGAGTTCAATTCTCATACCCGGCCTAAAATTAAATTTTTAAGAGATTGCAGTATTTTTCGCTGCGTCTCTTTTTTATGCAAAGGAGCTGTGAACATGCAGACTAAAACAGAAAATATTGTGGCTTTCAAGAAGTCGGACGCTAAAAAGCAAATAGTTTTCGGCGAAGTTTATGTCCCGGACCGCAAAGACACGGACGGAAATTTCATGACAGCTGAAACTATCGAGAACATGGCACACGATTTTCTTGCAAATAAGAAAAATTCGCAAATTAGTACAGACCACGACGGATATACTGATAAAGGCGTTGTCGTGGAAAGTTTCATAGCACGCGAAGGAGACCCCGACTTTATCGCGGGGTCTTGGGTTGTTGGTGTATATGTTCCGGACGCTGAAATCTGGGAGCAGATTGAAAACGGCGAGCTAACGGGCTTTTCGCTCGAAGGCGTAGGAACTTTATTCGAGGAAGGAGATACAAAAGAAGATGAGTAAACCTAATAAAGCAGGCGAATTACGCAACGTCAAAGTTGACGCTATCAGCCTTGTTCCGAAAGCAGCAAATAAAGAGCGTTTTAAGATTTTCAAAGGTGCAGTCGCTGACGAAATTTCAGGTAAAGATCGCGGCAGAAAATTAAATGAAGCCTTTGAAGCATTGCAGAAAGTTTTGGGCGTTTCGCGTTATTTTGATGATGATACAGTACCCGAAACCGACAGCGTGAAAATTACGGCGGCTATTGAAGAGTTTAGAAACATCGCGCTTGAAATTTTCTTAGGAAATACCAACGCGATCGAAAAGGCCGGACGCAAAATTTCTAATTCGAGATTGACAAAGCTCAAAGACATTCAGACGTTAATAAATGACGTGATGAGCGGACTTGACGATGATAAAGACGGCGAAACAGACGGAGATTTAGCTCAAACTGTAAAATCGGCGTTAAAGCCCGTAACTGAAAGAATTGAGAGCCTCGAAAAGACCGAAAATACTAACTTAATCAAACAGGCTGTAGAAGCTGCAGTTTTACCATTAACACAAAGACTTGCAAGGGTAGAAAAAGCCCGCGGTCTGTCGCAAAGAATACCGGAAGATACAAGCCTTCAGAAAGATAATAGCGACTTCTGGGGCGGAATATTTTAACAAAAAATTGGAGTGTGATTTTTTACAATGAACAGCAACAGAACTTTAATCAAAGACGCGATAACGTCAGGACAAACTATGACGGGGACAGGAAAAGGCGGAATGTTAAGCCCCGCTCAGGCAAAAAAATTCATAAGCTACATGGCCGACAATACGGGAATATTGAAGGATACTCGGCTTGAGGAAATGAGCGCGCCCGAAAAGCAGCTTGACTTTTTACTAATCGGGAGCCGTTTAATCCGAAAAGCCACGGAAGCGTCCTCGCCGTCGGAGCTTGCAGGCGTTAATATAAACCGCAAAGAGTTACGCAGCGTGAAAGTTAGGTTATCAGCCGATATTACGTCAGAATTTCTCGAGGACAATATCGAAGGCAAAACTGCAGGCGAACGGATTGCCGCTGAACTTGCACAACAGTTTGGTAACGATTTAGCCGACTTGATGTTCAACGGAGATATAGCAGCTTCAGGCACTGACGCGAGCTTTTTAACTATCGGCGACGGTATTATCAAACAGGCAAAGGCAAGCGCGGATACTCACAAATACAGCCTTAAGAATAAAAGCAATTTCAAAGGCGATATTTTCCCGAATATGCTTAAATTAATGCCTAACAAATTCAAACGCGACCGCGCTAATATGCGTCAAGCGTTGCAGACGCGTATGTCACGAGCCTTTCTGATAGAGTAAGCGAACTCGGCGACAAGATTTTAACTACAGGAAGCCTCGTAAAATATTTAGGCGTGCAGGTTTTCCCTGTTGAATATATTCCCGACGATGTTGTTATTTTGACAAACAGGCTCAATCTTGTTTCGGGCGTTCAGCGTGAAATGAAGGTTTATTCGCAGTTTAATCAGCGCAAAGACTTAACAGAATACACAATGTACATGAGAGTAGATCCCGGCAAAATTGTATGGGATGATGCACTCGTAATTGCATACGATTTTTAATTCATGTCGAACGAAATTTTAGAAGCTGAACAGGCTCAGGCACAAGCTCCGGCACAAAAAGCTAAGCCCAAAAACGAGCGAATTAACATAAAACTCACGGGCGCGGCAAGCTGTATGATTGATGATATTGCATACAAAAAAGGAACAGTTTTCAATATCGACAGCAATAAAGCCGAAAGATTTTTGAGTACAGGCCTGTTTGAAAGAATATGAGTTATTGCAGCGTTCAAGACCTGCGCGCTGAAGGTCTTGACGAAGAAAAATACTCTGATGATGACTTAGAAAAATTAGTAAAATTGTCCTGTGATTTTATCGATAAAGTTACGGGACAATTTTTTGAACCCCGCGAATTAACTTTAAGACTTGACGGTCGGGGCGGACGTATTTTAGTCCTTCCGTATCCTTTAATTGATGCTGAATTTATCGAGATAGACAGCGGAATTATCAGCGATTTTGTTATTTACAACAGGCTCGAAGATAGGGCGTATCCTAAAGTTTTTAGAAATTCTAAATGGCCTGCGGGTATCCTGAATATTAAAATCAAATGCTCGTGGGGCTACGTCGAAGAAGACGGCTCAACGCCCGAGAATATTAAGCGAGCAGCAATAAAATTAGCTATCTACAATTTCCCGGTCTTGATCGACAAAGAAGCTCAAGAAGATAAGAATTTACGCGGGCTTTTAGTTTCAGAAACGACGGACGGGCACAGCTACAAATTAGCGGAAGACAGCGTTAATAATTTGTATTCAAAATCAATCACCGGCGACGCTGAAATAGACGATATTTTACGGGCATATTCGCGCTCGAAATTAAGGCTGGGGATAGCATGAGGCCGAAAATAATTCACTTAGTAAAAATTATTTTGCATCATCGGGAAGAAACTTTGACAGATCCTGAATTCGGGATAACAGGCGAGATAAATTTTTCCGAGCCTTACCGGCTTTACGGGCAAGTAAAATATAAAAAATTTGAAAGTTTAACGCCCGTAACAGACGGCAGCGACCCGATTAACGAAGGACATATAGTTTTTTACAAAGACGAATGGGACGCTTCGGGCGGAACTGTTGCAGACGAATTAGAGCTTGAAGACAGTTCACGGCTTATTGTTACGGAAATAAGACCGGCTGCTCATTACAACGGAAAGCATTATCACGTTCATGTTTATTTTTCGAGGAAACGCGCACGATGAGCAATTTAACAGGCGATTGGAACAAATTAACAAACATGTTAACCCCCTCGAGGCTGAAATCTGCATTGCGTAAATGTGCAGCAAAGGCGGGAAATTACGGCGCAAGCGAAGTCAAAAAAGGCATTCGCAGCGGAGCTCCGGCTGGACAAAGTTTCGCTCCTCTTAGCCCTGTTACCATTGCAAATAAAGGCTCGAGCAAACCTTTAATAGATCACGGAGATTTAATCGGCAGCGTAACTTACGAAGTTTTTAACGATAATTCGAGCGTCTTTATCGGCGTCAAAAAAGGCAAAG